GTGTGATACTTGGGTCAGTAGCACCCTGAATGTTATCAGTTAGAGCAACAGCAGCATTAGCAGAATCAACAAGATAGATACGTCTTTGAGCACGATCAATACCACCAATAACTGTACCAGCAGGAACAGCAGTGTTACCACCAATAGTCATTCCGATTGTAATGTTGTCCATTACGGAAGCTACGTTAGGAAGTGTGATATAGTCGTTACCAATAACTCCAATACATACGTTTGAGTTATCACCCTTTGTTATAGTAGTAGCAGCAGCACCAACAGCAGCATCAGCAACACCTTGCACAGCAAGAGGCATATTGTTTGCTCTTACAATGTAGTAACCATATACGTTACCAGCAGCAGCATCAAATGTGAAAGTCTGTTCTGGGTAAGTAGCAGTTGTTACAACACCAGCAGTAGCATCTTGATTAATTTTCCACTGCCCACCATTTAGGAGAATACCATACTGTTCAGTATAATCGTAACGTGATTCAGTACGGTTGTTTACACATGTAGGATAACCTGTGTTTACAGTTTGACCATACTTGTTTGTATTACCATCTTGGTATGGTTCATAGTATGCTGTCGCACTAGGCACGTCTGCTTCAGCAGGGGTGGTGTCAGTAGTGTAAAGCTTAAGAATTAGATCCCTTGGTGCATTATCCTCTCTATCCAAAACGAAGTTGTTCTGGTTAACGAGATAACGAAGTGACTCAAGTTCGCCAATATTAGGTACTAGCAGTGCCATTTAATTTGTCTCCGAAAATCGTTTGTGTTGCTTACTTACGTTTATTTATAAAATAATCGCTCCTCGATTATTTATCAAAGGAAAACTTTAAGAGATAACATAAATCTCCTAATCTGGTTTACCTGGTCAACTCGGAACCGTAACATATCCCCAGCTATTAAATCTTTATCCCAATTAGTTAAAACATCACCAGATGCTTTCAAGTTTCCATTAATGGTTGGTTTATCACCACCAGTTATAGTTTGGAAGTTGGGAAAATCGTTGAATGTACATTTCTGTACGTCCATAATAAGAATACCAACTACATCTGAAGTTAGTGTCCACGACTGGATTCTTCCAGTTACATCTATCTGTAGTTCACCTTTCTCTCCAGTGTTCATATCTACAGAACCACTACCATAAACAAAATTAATTGTTCTAGTAAGATCTGCAGTTGTTGATTGAGCAACAGTGAAAAGCTTATCTCCAGCAGAAGGTGGAGTTGGGAATATTATCTTACTCCCACTAACAGTATAATCTACTCCTGGATGTTGAAGTAATCCATTAATAGAAACAATTAACTGTCCTTCATTTGTTGGAAAGTATGGAGTGCCTCCTTCTGTTAAATCAAATTCTGTTCTCGTTCCATCGAACTGAGCAGTGAAATCATCAAGAACCTCATTATTATTCTGCAAATACTTTGCAGGTATATCATAATTTACACCAACTGCAAATTTCTTCTTGGCCTCAGAAACTATATTATAGTTTTGAGATTGTACTGATACATTATAGGTAGGCATCAGGAAACTCCAGGTGTTACTTCTATTATTCCTTCAATAACTCTTGACTTAGTACCTGAAGGTGCAGTCAAAAGAATATCATAAACATACCTTCGAGCTTCTAAGGTAGTTGATGTAGCATTAGGAAGGGTTATTGATAATTGTCCGTTATATCTGTCTGGAAAATCAACTGTAAAGTCTGTTGATGTAGATGAAGTAAAACTTCGTTTCAATTTCGCTACAGCACTATAACCAGTTAAATTTAACGGTGTTGTATTCGCTTCATTCTGAATATTAAAGGTCGCACTAAAGTCGGTTCCTTTCTCACAAATTAAATTTATTGGTATAGCAGCCATCTGACATATAAAGAACCCCTCACTATTTAGCGAGGGGGAACTTTGTTATTCGGTTGGAGGTGTTTCTGGTGTTTCCGTTTCTGGTACTGGTAATGGTTCAGCATTAACTTCACCAGTCAAAATACCAAGGGTTTCTAGTCCACCCTGAAGCTTTGTACGATACTCTCTAAGACGAATAAGTTCTGTCTCTGCCTTAGAAATTTTATCGTTAGCATCAGAAAGTTGTTTAGTAAACTCTTCTCTCAACGCAGCTGGTTCCATAGGACCAGCATTTGGTGTTTGGGTCATAATAAGTGATCGATCTTACTTATTTATTATAGCACGAATCATCGATTTTAGCTCAGCAAGTTCGGATTTTACCATCTGTAATTCCATATCAGAATATTTTGATCGAGCTCTTGCTGCTCTAATCTGATCAAATGCTTTCTTATCCTTATTGATTATAGCACCAGTTTCCGAGTCTCTATAAAGACCGTCCTCACCTTCTACTTGGATATCCATTAGAAGGATGCTACTGCTCTTATATCTTGTAGTTTAGGTACGTATGCTGGATTATCAGAATTCATAACAACCTTAACTGCAAAGGAAGTAAACTCAGGTAAGTTAGAGATACTAAATGGAATCTCCTGATATGAATCTTGCTTCTCAAAGAGACCAGATATTTCATTCTCTGGAGTAGGAGCTAATTCAATATCAGCCTTACCATCTTCATTAAAGAACTTCCATTCAATATCATCAAAATTAACTTCGCTTGATTCTTCCTTAATCTTATAAAGAACTTTAATATCATCAATATTTCTTAAGTTAGTAGTAATCTTAACATCTATTGATGTACCTGGATTCTCTATAGCAATTTCCTTGGTAACATACTTAGCAATACCAGAAGTATTCTTAGAGGAATCTTCAGAAACATGTCCTACACCATTTTGCAATGTTGCAGTTTTTACTTCCCACCAAGTTTCAGTATTAGCTTCTTGACCAACAAAACTAAGTAGATCAGTAACCCTGAATATATCATTCTGTTGATCTGTTGGATCCTTCTTCCTTTCATAAGGTGAAAGTGCTGTTACTTTAGAAGTAAAGTCATCATTGATAGGTTGTTTATTATTAAACAATACTAGTTCTTGAGTCTTAGCATCCCATTCAACAACTGTACCACTAATCTTATCTAGATATAGATCATCAGTAGTATCTGAAGTTGTTGTTTGCTGTTCGTTATATCGATTAACAGTTGTACCTACAGTAAATGTAGGTGTTTTAAGACTGGATCCAGCATCTGTAATTGTAGTTACAGTATTCAAAGATGCATCAGCTCCAAATGTTAGAGTCTCTCTTGCTTTAAAGGATCCTTCATTAGTTATCTGAACAGTCATTGTACTTGTACCACTATCCCAACCTATAATAGTACCAGCACCACCAGCAATATCAGCAACCTCTGATGTAGCAGCTACAGTTGTACTATTGATAGACTGAGGAACTGTTATAGCAGCACCACTATGACCTGTTATAGCAAATGTAACAATTGGATAAAGCTTTATAATTTGATTCTGTCTACCATATCTACTCTCACTTCCAGTAGGATTCTCGATTCTATTAGATATAGTCTTAACAGAACTAGTTCTAAGATCGATAATAGGAGATAGTGTTGATTGAGTAGATGAAAGATCTAACTTATAAACTAAAGAATTTGCAATATCATTTCTTAATGCATTAATTCTAGAAGCTAACACCTTCTGGTTTATAAAGAAATGTTCTTGTTTAATAAATGTCTTCTCATAATCAGATTGAGAATAAGAAACATAATTAACAGGACCGCTATCTACAGGAACTATGTTAGTTGTTTTAACAGATGATTCTATTTTTGTTTGTGGGAATGAAAGATAACCAATATCAGCATACAATTTCTCAAATTTCTTATTGAGAGAAATTAATCCACCTGATCCACCACCAATAGCATTAGAGCTTGCATTAGTTGTAGATACAATATTAAATGAATCAATACCAGAGTTCTCAACTGTGAATAATGTAGTATTCATAGAAGATGCTGAGATACCACCAGTCTCTTTAAGACCCTTGAAGAATGCAAATGACTTACCACTATCTTCAAATCCGTGATCTCTATGTGTAACTTCAATATACTTATTATTTCCTCTAAATCTTTCTAGAGTTGCACTACTACTTGCTTCAGCACTTGTACGTATGGAATTATCATCCATAGTTTCATAACCTATGTTATCATTTGTTAACATAACACTAGCAGTCCTAGAGATATCAAACTCTGCTCTGTTAAGCTGGAACTTAATATCTTCCTTAAGGTTCTCTGTCCAAGAATCCACGTTCTGTGATCTGTAAACAGATCCCAATCCAGGTTGTACTGTAACAGTTCCTGAACCTGCAGGTTCTCCAACTTCAGAAGCCCAGACTTCATAATCAGTAGAATCGGTCTCGATAACAAAAGCATACTCTGTATCATTCTGCAAATATACAGGATAATCAAATTCAAATTCAGTTGGTACACTACCAGCAACATCAGTTACCAGATTAGTTGATACACCCATTCTTACAGCAGGTGTATCAATTTTTACAACTCCTTCTACAGCAGCACCAGCATTACCAGAACCAGTTCCAGCAATAACAATAGATGGAGCACTTGTATACCCAGAACCAGATATAGAAACTTCAGAATTAAATAACTTACCACCAGATATTCCTAATGTTCCAGTCGCAGTAGTACCACCTGGTAACTGTGGACTCTCAATAGTCATTGCTGCACTATCATAATTAGATCCAGCACTAATGACCTTAAGATCAACAACTGATCCAGAATCTTTAGCAATAGTAACAGATATTGAAGTGTTATTTGTATTATTAGCTAGAGTTATTGATGGAGCAATAAGTTGTTCCCCTGATTGGAAAGAATTACCATTGTTATTAGATAAAACTAATGTATATACTTGATCTGCTGATACAGGAATCTTATCTGCAGCTCCTGGTAATACTTCAATACCAGTTCTATCAAATATTTTAAATATAGGTCCAGTAGCACCTGATATTTGTCCAGTTACAATTTCACCAACCTCAAGAGATGTTTCTTGTGATACATAGAACTTCAACTTTGTTTCAGGTGAAATAGTCTTCTCTGTACCAGGAACAATATAACTTCCTGGCTTACCACTTACTGTATTGGTAATATAAGTTCTTACAGGAACCTTAGATGCCTTCTTATTAAAGAAAAGATATAAACTAGTAACAAATACACCACCCTCATATCCTTCTATCTTAAATGTTTGTGCTAATGGACTTGGTTTCTTCTGTGTACTTGTATCAAGATCAACAATCTGCTTACCTTCATTAGACTTGAGGTATGCAGGTAATGTTGAAACAATACTACCAGGATTAGAAGGTAGTATTCCAGTAGGATAGTATTTAACTTCAGTATATGTTTCTACAGTGTCTTTATTACTATCTGTAGAGCTCGAAGTAAATCTAATTGTTTTCTCACCAGTTGTGAATTGTAACTGTTCAGAAGTGGTATCGTAACTTGTATTGTAGATATAGTTATTCCAAGTAGTTCCTTGTGTTGGGGCATAACCATTAGGTATTATAATAAGACCACTAGCATTACCACCATCATCTGTGATAATATCAGATCCAAATGTTGATAATGAATTACCAGGAATTCCTGTAAATCTTAGATCGGGAGTAGTCCATCTACTAACACTCCTACCCTCTATGAAAGGATAGATCTTTGTATTAGGCTTCATCCTACGAACAGTAAACTTAACTGCTTTAGATCTAGCAAATTGTTGTAATGAAGTAGCAACAGCAGTTTCACCAACTAACTTTGTATTAATTCCTTTACCAGTCTCATTATTCTGTGGACTGATATTAGAAGAACTTGCTACATTAGCAATCTTAACTGTGGATGCTACTTGATCAGAATTGATATCAGAAAGAGGTCCAATATTAAAGAAGTTCTGATTTGATCCAACCCAGTTTACCGAATAAGAATTATACAAGCTTGAATATGCATCACGTACATTATTCTTAGCAAGGAATATAGTATAAAGTGATGTGTTGTTATCAGATATTAAAGGAGCATCTGTATTCTCATACCATGAATCTACAGGTGTATCGAGAGATGCATCACCAACATATTGAATAACAACAAATGGGTTTGGATTGATAGTCTTTGTAGCAAAGCTATTATCTAATAACGATAGATTAGAATATGGAAGAGTAATAACATCACTAGATCTCCTATATCCAGCAACTACTCTTTCATCTTCTTTTGTATTAACTTCGATTAAATCAAATGAATCTTCCTTAGACTGTGCTCTCAATACAGATTGTTTCGTATCAATTGAACACTTATAATCATTAGACTTAAGGTTACCTACCTTATGAGTCTCGAAGTTATCTACAACAAATCCACTCTTGAATCTTTCAAGTCCTACTTCATCCTTGATCTGCATATTTAATGCTTGCTGCTCAAGAACACTGAGGAGTGTATAGTACTCTAACCTTTCAACACGCTTCTCTAACTTACCAATATCACGCATTGTATAACGCTTGTTATCAACAGGGATAACACGAACATCATTACTTGTTGTGGTATATGCAGGTATGTAAAGATAAGTTAAAGGTATAGCATCATCGATACCCTCTGGTCTTGATGGGTTAAGTGAAGAGTTACCTTCCTTGACTATAAATTCACCTTTCTTAGTCAAGAAGATACCATCAATTCTATCAAGATATTGATTTTGATAGAATGATATAGTATAAGGAAGATTTGAATCTGATGCTGGACAACTAGAAACAACACCACCACTACCATTAAACTGGTTGAAAGAAGACTCTGTATAAATCGACTTATCTTGGAAACCAGTGATAGTAGATTCAGTATCAACTTTTGGTCTAAAGTCAATAACATCTCTGAGGTTTGTTATACCATATACAGATGAGTTAAATGTAGGAATATCATCAGCAGAAACACCTGCTTCATGTACATAAGAATCAACCACACAGAAATCACCCTGTGAATGATCGAAATAATCAAATGATGCTAATAACTGACCAGTAGGTAAATCAAAACCAGGTTTAATAACAATACGAGATACATCATATAAAGTATCACGTTGACCATCATCAAATGTGAATCTATTAGTTACATCAGTACCGCTAATTAAATTACCAGCAGTATCTACATTTGGAGGTGCAGTTGAAGAACCTTCATAAACATAATTGAGTTTAACAACATCAGAATATGATACTGCATTAATTTCAGTTGCATTAATATCCTGTCCTCTCAAAGGAAGAACTCTATCTCCTACAGGTTTAATAACAATCTGTTTGTTTTTAACAATAGTCTTCAACCTAGGTCTAGACTTAGTAATTTCTAATGTTGCTGTAAGCTTAAGAGTAGGGAAGACACCAGCACCTGTTACTTCACCAAAATAATTCGTAGGAAGTGTTATACTAACACTACCAGCAGTTAGTCCAGTAGCAGTATCAGTAGAAGTTGCAACATCTACAGCAGAAGCTGGAACGTATACAATATCTCCAGTTTCTACAGCAGTTGCATTTCCTTTCTTAAGAACAGTAAGAATAAAATTATTTTCTCTAAACTCTACAAATTTCTGTGTACCAAATTCCAACTGTGCCTTGAATGTTACTTTTCCACCAGTGGAAGATGAATCCAATACAAAATCTTTTCTTTGGTAGTACTTAATAGCAGTATCATCAACATTCTTAACTAGTGATTTAATCTGCTTACTACCAGTTGGGAATATTAGAGTAGATCTAGATCCATTTTCAATCTTTGGTCTTACTCTTAGTACAGTTGTACTACTTATAGTAGAAGGAAGTAAGGAATCTAAGTATATTCTTGATTTCTTAGTTCCTTGTGGTGAAGTTGCTTGCTGTACTATTGCCTGAATAAGGTTGTTGTTTGCATCACTAAACTGAACCAAATCTCCTTGTACAAGACTCTTCGATGCATCACCACCAAAACCTGTACACTCAATATACTGGTTGCCCTCTACACCACTAAAACTAAAGTCAGTTATAGTAGTACTAGTAACATACTTCTCTCTAAACAACTCAACATCACTAGTGAATAGATTAGGTGCTAAAGCTCCTTCAGGTGCTACACCAAACCTACACCACATAGATTTAACATTCTGTGGTGTGTATGTTTGTACAACATTCTTAAACAATACAGCACGTACTATTGCTTCATTACCAGCAACAAAACTAGTAGAAGTAGTTTTAACCACTACTGCTGGAGGTGATGAGTAGACATTAGATAATGCATCTCTATTTTTAATAGTCGCTGCAGCATAACCATCTGCAGAATCTATAGTGGAAGTTATAACAGATGTATCATATGATACACCATCTACAATTAAAGTCTCTAATGCACCATAGTTATTTCCTCTATGATCCACAACAAAATGAGATATAGTATTCTCTCTAGCAATTCTTAGAGAATTTCCTTTCTCATCAAATATAGTTTCTCCCTGAACAAACTCTCCATTAAGAACCTTACAATAGATTCTATTACCAGAAGATAGAAGACCGTTTGGTGATCCTTCTATTACTCCATAAGCACCACTCTTACTACCAGTAATATACGTACCAGCTTTGAATGGAGTGTTATCTGGTGAAGGAATAGGTATATCACTATCTACAGTTATCTTGGTTAAGAAAGTTGGATTGAAATACGACATCTTGAAAGTCGTATTATATTTGCTTGTTCCAGCAATTCTTCCTTTAGAAAGAATAGTATCAGAATCTGGATTAAATCCAACACCTCTTTCTTGTAAATGGAAATCCTTAGGCTTAGCAAGACCAATTGTAGGAACAATCATCTCACTATAAGAAACTATGTAACCAAATACATCAGTTGAAGTAGATTGTTCTGCTCCATTTTCTGAGAAATAAAGTCTAGTTCTATTATCAGTACCACTATCAACAGTAGTGAAATCTCTCAAATGTGTATCAACAATATCTCTTGGTCCGATAAAAGTGAATTCAACATAAGAAGCACTTCCTTTAAAAGAAGATGGGAAGTCTGCATTAGAACCACTAAATTTGGAATAAGCAAGAGTTGTAAGTTCTACTGCTTCATTAGCATTACCAGAACCACCTTTTCTTACCCAAAAACTTCCATGTGATGATTCCCATGAAGTTGGTTTAATTTCGCTAAATGTCGTACCAGCCGCAGTTGATGTAATATTAATAAGTACAGTTTTAATTGCTACATCAGCATCAGATGTAAATGCTCTTCTATTACGAGTTTGTTTATGTGAAGCTATTACCTTACCATCAGTTTTATCTTCTGTACTATTAAGACCTAATGATCCATCACCAAATGTACTATTGAGATATAGTGTTGGGTATGCTGTTAACTCAGCATCAAATGAATTTAAAGGAACTGAATTATAAGTATTAGTTAGATAGAAGCTTGCAAGACCACTATGCTTAAGAGTTATATTATCTCTCTCAAGTGATTCTCTTGATTTGTTAACAGTTAGATACTTACTCTCTTTATTAACAATCTCATATCCCTTAATGTATGCTTTACCAACTCCTACTGCTGCAATCATCTTTTGAGATGCTTCAGTGAGAGTTAAACCATTAACCGTTCCATCAACACCTACACCATAAAGACCTTTGTTACCGTCTTTCTGGTAATACTCTCTTAATTCTGTTGGGAATGATTCAACAACATAATCACCAGACTCATCATATGTTCTTCTAGCTAGAGTCTCTTCAATTACATTGTATTCTGCTTGTTTTACCTTCTTCTGTACAGATCCCTTCTTAACAGTTAGAAGTTGTATGAAATTGCTGTCTGTAGAAGCATTATAATCATACTTAGCTAATCCTAGAGTGATTGATAAACGATGAGCACCAGGAGCACTAAAGTTTGCAAATCCTCTTGCTTGATCATAGAGTGTTG